GTTTTCCACCAGCGTTGTGGACGCGGTAAGTAATTCTGGATCCGGGGCGGTTTGCCCGGGGAGTTGGCTGGTCGAATCATTGCGAAACCAGTCTCTACGATGCCTAAGTGGCTGGCAATCGTTGATGATGGTAAGGGTGTAGAGCAATCGTCTCCCGGTCTTAGACAAAATACGAACGAACATGGTATGGTAGTTACAAAAATAGGAAATTCACACGCTGCAGTAAACAGCGTATCCACTGACGTACGCCTTGGAAACCCCCTTGGGGGGGAATTTGGGGAAGCAACTGGAAGAGCAATCGGAGCTCCTTCGGTGGATGTCTCAGTAAATGCTGAGATTGTGTCTGGTCACGCAGACATTGACATCACGAAACGTGACAAAGGCCTGGTCTCCTCGTCTAACGACGGAAAACACCAAACGCGCGTGACCGCCGACGCGCGCAACGGACTCTCACGTCCTAGTAGCACCTCACGTAGCAATGAGCATGGTGGGGCGAGTGAAGCTGACAGTGAGTGTAGCACCCAAAATAATAAGTATAAAAATAAACAGGCAAAGGCCTGGCAGCGTGGTGCCGCTGTTGGTAACGCTGGGGGTGATAGGGCCACCCTCAAGAGTGAGGCGATCACTCGCTCCCTCATTCGGTCAAATCAGAAACTCCAAGGCGAATCCGATGCGCTTAAGGAGTTGCTAGCCGAGACGGAGGAACTCGTGTCGAAAACGCTCAAAGTCGAAGCCGTCGAACGGCCGCTCGCCCGTGTGGCCAACTGGAGTGGCGCTCGTCAGTATGTTAGGTTGCAATTCCATAAACTAGCAGCCTCTGACAAACGAATCCACTCCGTGTTCAGCAACGTCAACTACGTCGCAAACAAGTTCGAACTGACTTGCGATGAAGATTATGCAGACAAGCTGGATGCCATGATTTACGAGGAGGCGGGACGACCAGTTATGCACTGGTCGGCCTGGCTCCAGTACTTACACGACGAGTATCGTCGGGATTTGTTCGACTTTAAAGCGCGTTTCAAGCGCCAACTCCTTTTTGTGACTTGCGGTACCCTCGCCGTCGGCATTACTGCCTGTACGGCCGGTTTTATCGCGCGTCGCATTTCCGTCACGCCATTTCGACTGGCATGTTTGACCGGTGCCTTAGGTCTCGCTGCGCGAGCATATTCGTTTTTGACGCGTAATGTGCTCCGCATCACCCGTCGTGTCCAGTGGGAGGACACATGTTGCGAGGGTGCTGAGACCAGTGATATCGATTCAGGCAACGCAATTGACACACGCCATATTGATGGGGTGTGTAAACCGGCCGTCTACTACGTTGGGATGACTATCTGTTTCCCAAACTTAGTGACGTACCGCGGCTGCTACCATAATGAGGAGATTGCGCTGCGTGCCAGGCAGCTCATTCGGAAGTCCGGGACACCCGGTACCCGGAAGATTGCTTGGCAACACGCTACCGCACTTTATCTCGACACGCAGTTTGTCCGGAGTTTGCCTGACTTTTCAGATGTCACGCCATCCGACGTGGAGTTGTTTCTCAGCCGATATCCTGCTGGGCGTCGCAATTATTTGCACACCCAGCTGGAACGGGCTGACGGCTCCACAAATTGTGAGGTCTCCGGGTTTGTCAAGACCCGCGAAATCTTGCCAAGGAAGGCTTTGGCAAAGAGCCACCCTCGATTTATCACCAACTACCCCGACACGTTCCTGCTCAACACCATTCCGTTCTGGGTGTGGCAGAAACGTTGCGTAGAGGCAGTTACGAGGGTGAGCTTGGAACAGAATGTTACCTTTACGTCGGGTCTGGATCCCCTAACCATCGGGGAGTGGGTTGCATGTCGCGAACAAGACGGGTATTACTTTTACGAGCTGGACGGATCGCGCTTCGATGGTCGAGTGGCCATCGAGGCTAAGCAGATGCTGTCCGAGCTCTACCGTCGCAAACAGCTCTCCGGAGCGGCTTTACGCTGCTTCGAAGCTACTGAGTCCTTGAGCGGCCGCACCAAACATGGCATTCGTTTCACGACGGATGGTACTGTGGGCAGCGGGCGCATTGACACTAGTGCCGGTGATTCTCATATCACTGCTGCCACTATCGGTTTTGCGATGGCCCGCCTAGGAGTGGATGATTGGCATGTGATGATCAACGGCGATGACAATGTTCTCGCCGTGCGCCACATGCTGAACTTAGAACACCTCATAGTCGTTCTCAACTCCTTGGGTCACGACATGGAAGTCATTTTCCGACCCAACGTTAATAAGCTGGAATACTGCTCAGGCAGGTTCTGGCCGATTGGCTCCGGGCGACGGGTGCTGGGTCCCAAACTAGGCAGGCTGCTTGGCAAGGGATTCATGATCCACACCCCGATCTCCCGGACCCAGATCCTCTCACACTTGGTCAGTGTGGGAAAAGGTTATTATCACTACCGCTGGTTGCCAGGACTCGATACTGTACTCGAATCTCTTGGCGCAGCGAGTTTCTCATCCACCCACCGCCTCGAATTTCAAACTACGTTGGCGGAAGAAGTGAGTGTCGACCCCGTTGAAGTACACGATGCATTCCTAGAGCTATATGGCTTTGAGCCTGATTTGCTCCGCGATGTGCTACGCGGATTGCCCTTTTCAACAATCCCAAAGGATGGGGGTTTGTTGCTTTCCCACCCACTCTTGGACCACATGGCCATCATTGACGGCATGTGTGATCCTTGCGTGGAGTGTGGTGATTTGTTGTCCCGGTGGCTTTGACTACCGGGCCGAGGCTCGTCTCGACAACGGGGGGAACGCACCTACGCGGTGTTTGTAATAGTACCTCTGACCGACTGGTCGCCAAGTCGGACATTGGCAAAGTTGCAAGCGAAGATGGACACATACCAAGTGTACGCGCTAGTTCGCCATCTAAAACATAGGATTCGCGCAGGCGATGGAGACATTAGTGCCCGGCCAGGCATTTGTGTCGTTAAAAGAACGGTCAACAAGAAAACAATGAAAAAGGCTAAGGTTGCAGCCAAGAAGCAGCCCCGTTCAGCCGTCAAGGGATACGGAGACATGACAGTGTCTCAGTTAGCGAAATCTCTTGGCGGCGCCGCCCTTCGTAAGGGCGGTAATTACGTTGGTGGTCTACTCGCAGGACCGATGGGTGCCAGTCTTGGGGATTGGATCAGCGGTCACGGCGACTATGCCGTTAGCACCAACAGCCTTCTGGGGGGGCATCAAATCCCAGTCTTCCGCGAGGGTAAGCGTTCTATTGTCGTAAAACACAGGGAATACCTCACGGATATCCAGTCCTCGACCGGGTTCAATTTACAATCATATGCACTGAACCCAGGACTGGCAGCCACTTTTCCGTGGCTGTCTTCGGTCGCTGAGAACTTCGAACAGTGCCGGTGGCACGGCCTCGTATTCGAGTTTCGCTCCACGTCTGGTAGCGCTATTGCTAGTACTAATAATGCTCTTGGTGCTGTCATTCAATCTACGGAGTACAACGTTAACAAACCCTCTTTTACGTCGAAACAACAGATGGAGGCTTACGAGTTCTCTTGCTCTGCGAAGCCGAGCGAGTCTTTCATACATCCAATCGAGTGTGCCCCTGCGGAAACGCAGACGGGCATTTTCAACGTTCGCTCGGGGCCTGTCGCTGGCCAAGAGCTGCGCATGTACGATCTGGGCAATTACCAGATCGCTACTCTCGGTATGCAAGCTGGTGGTATAACCATCGGCGAGCTTTGGGTTAGTTATGAGGTAGAGTTCCTTAAACCAGTTCTACCTCTCTCGCTCTATTCAGGATTCTCAGCGCGTTTGAACGGTGGGGCTTACAATAGTACCAATTACTTTGGTACCATCGTCCCCTCGTTCACTGGTTCCTTCGTCCCGAGCATTTCAGCTACGGGCGCGGGTTGGGACACCATCACATTCCCTTCGAGTGTGATGACCGGTACCTTCACTTTGTTGATGGCTTGGCATGGCAACGCAACAGCGGTTGTCATGCCTACCATCACCTTAACCAATGCATCGAAGCTAACAAAGTTTCAGCTAGGTACCGCGGACACAACGCACGATTCAGGGGCGACTACTGTCAACCTAATTGTGGCAACTTCCTTCCAAGCTATCAATCCTGCCGGGGTTACCCCCGTCAAGATTGTGCTTTCCGGTGGCACTCTCCCTGCCTCCGGCACGTCTATCGACGTTTGGATTGCACAAGTGTCCGACTCCTTCTAAGCTTTGCTTGGAAGGACTTTGCGCAGCGTCCTCGGACGGTGGTCTCACACCCACC